CTGGACTCTATCCCCGATCTCTACCTGCGGCGGGATGCGTGCCTCGCTGCCCGGGATTCGCTTTCCCGGCCCTACCGCCCTGACTACGCCGCTCCAGACCTTCGGGGCGCGGTGCACCACCCCTGCGTCTGTAAGTAGCATGCCTCTGCCGTCCGCTTCCGACTCGTCTAGTTTCAGCAGCACCTTGTCGGCGCTGATCTTCATTTTCACGGGTGCCTCCGTGTGTGGGTTGCTACTTCTTTACCTTCGGCTTCGGCGGAGCGGGCCGGGGCTGCGGCGTCATGAGCGCCATCTTGCCCTGCTCGACCGCCTGCCTCGAGTGCTTGTTCAGGGCTGCGATCTTGTCCTTGTCGGTGCACCTGATCAGCCCCTTGCGCTCGTACTTCTCGACGTTCTCGACCTTGCAGATATAATCCATTAACTCTCCTTTATGTCTAGCCTTTTAAGGCGTGCCTTGCGGATCGGTCCTCCGCGAGTCTTGTTGAACGTCTCCAGGTCCATGCCCTTCGGCACGGGGATCAGCCGGCATCGGCAGAAAGGCCCGCAGATGGTGCCGCCCTGCGCGGGCAGCCCTATCGCCGCCCACTCTTCGCGGCTCATGGGTGGCATGGTGTCCCGGTCTAGACAGTCTGGACAGGTGCGGCCGTCGCCGACAATTGCCTGCCATTGCATGACCATCTCTTCGGCCCGCCCGTATCCGAGCGCCTTGGCCTGCGAGTCGAACGATGCGAAGTCAACGCGGTCTTGCACGAACTTGATACCGGAGTCGAACTGCTTTTCGATGCCCTTGAGGAAGTCGCCGAAGATCGGCCCCTTGTTGCTCAGGTCGGCAAGCAAGAACGCCTCGGCCTGTTCTGGCGTCATCCCGGAGGCGATCAGGTTGTCTATCAGCGAGCCGAGGTTGAGCGCTGCCGCCTCTCCAGCCGCAGCCATCTGCTCGACCAGGAGCGTATATGCCTCGTCTGCGGTGTTCTGGATGTCCTCACTTGCCACGCTTTCTAACGTCCTTTTTGATCATGGCGCGGAACGCCGTAACCGCCTCGCGAAGAATCTTCTTCTGCGTGGGCTCGCGGATCGCGATCCACTCCTTGTAGCCCATTGCCTCAAGGCCCTTGATGATCTCCTCTGTGGATTTGCCAGCCTGGTCCTTGTACTTTACCCGAGCTTCTTTCGCCGTGGCCTTGATGCTAAAGGCGTTCTTTCCGACGAAATGAAACTTGTTTGTCTGGTGCCCCTGCGTGCCGCGCTTCCGGGTCTTTATCGAGGTCAGTTTGACCTTGCCGCGCGTCGTGTTTCTCGTGATGGTGCTCTTGTACAGCTTGCTACGCGACCGCCATCCGTCAACCAGGCTCAACTGCGGCTGGCCTCGGGCCTTCTTCAGGTCTTTGGTGCTCTGCGCGTTTTGCTTGAGCGGTCGTCCCGCTGCGTCAATCTGCTGTTGGCTGATCGCTAGGTTCTGATCCCACCACAGATGCCGAGCCGCCTTCTGATAGAACTGCTTGCCAAGCGTGAAGTGCGTCGGGATCGTTACCTTCTTGACAACCTTGATCTCAGGCATTGCCCGCGATGCCGTTCAGCGAAACCACGATAGACTCTGCCTGCTCCTCGGAGCCGTCCTCGAGATCCTCTCCGTACTCGCTGATGATGTCTGCGGTGATGGCCATGACGATCTCGCCCATGACGCGCTCTCGCTCGCCCGGTGGCGTGGTGAGCATGATGCTGACGATATCGCCCCACGACTGCCGGATAGCGTCGTCAAGCTCGGTTCGCATCTGGAGTGCTAGCGCCTCCTGCTCGATCAGCGCGGCGGTGATGGCCTCTCTCACTCTTCGGGCTCCTCGTCTGTTTCACCGCGTGGTGAATTCTCTTGTGCAGTAGAATTCTCCTGCGCAGGAGAACCGCCCCGTTTCCTAGTGAAATCAATGCCCACACGAGCGGCCGGCGGGTTCTGCGCCTCGGCGATTAGCTTCCTGTCTGCGACGTTCTGCTGGTAGCGCTCGATGGCCTCTTCCCGCGTCATGTCAGGGTGCCGATCCATGATCAACTCAATCGGGCTAATCAGGCCAGCCTCGATCTGCTCCTTGTCCCGTGCCCACTCAACGGCCGGGTCAATCGGGTAGGTCAGGTCTGCGAACGTGACGATCTGCTCTACGTCCTCGCCGATCTCGGTCTTCAGGTGCGCGTTATTGACGAGCTTCACAAGCTCGAATAGGTCTCGCTCCCACTGGACGAAGTAGCCCTGCCGCTCCTGGTTGGCCCGGGTAAGGGGCAGATTCTCCAGGGCGATGGCGAAGCCGCTCAACTCTGTGCTCTGCGTGCTGAACGTCGAGGGCGGGAGATCGTGGATGCCGGCAAAGGCCTTCAGGCTCCACTCGAGGAAATCCTTGAAAGAGTCGAGCTGCGCCTGCGGGCTCGTGAAACTGAACTCGTCTTGCGGCCCCTTGAGCTGGATCGCCTTCCTGGTGCCGATGGACATCTTGTTGTAGGGGAACGCCGACTTGACCACAGCCTGGCCTGCGGCCTGCATGATCGCCAACTCGTACATGTGCGAGAACAGCGCAGCTACCGTCTTGTTCGCCTCGGGAATCAGGTAGCCGCCAGTGGGGAACAGCCGCCCACGGGGATCCTCGTCGTAGAATCCGGTCAGCGGGATGCGCCCATATTGGTGCTCGCCACCGTCGATCTCCTGGTCCACGCTCACCGCGCCGTCAGACACGGTGCCGTAGAACTTGAGCCACTCGGTCTGCGAGAAGCCCATCCACATTTGGCGATCTGTGGCGGATACCGAGCCGGTATCGGTGCGGCCTTGAAGCGGAAAGAACGCCTTTAGGCACTTGGAGATCTCGCCCGGATACTCCGGATCCTGCTCGACGTAGAGGTCTTGCGGGTCGATGGGCTCGAGCCGCAGAAACTCGGGGTTCTCCGAGTCGTCAACGGTAACCCACACATACTCTGACACATACAGCCGCGCGCCCCGGTCAACCACGCGTAGAATCGTGTCCATGCCGCTGCGCTCCACCTGCCGCTGGTAGTGCTGCACAACGTCCGAGTCCTCGTCTAGCACCGTGCCGCGCTGCGTCAATTCGCGGATCGGCGGCTGCCAGTAAACCTGTGCGGTCTTGTCAACCACCTTGCGGCAGAACCCAAAGAAAACCTTGCGGATTTCCTTACCGGTCTCGGGGCAGTCGTCCTCAAGCGCCTCGGTGATGAGGTCTTCCTGCTCGCCGTCGTACCACTGCTTGCGCTCGCGCATCTCGTCGCGCCACGTTCCGAGCGACAGCACACGGGCATTGGCTAGCCCGTCCTGTGCGAACTTCTGCGCGTCAAACGCCTGGGGCAGGATGTCAGCCACTAGCGCACCACGGCGAAGCGGGCCACGAGCCACGGATAGCGGATGCCGATCTCGCTGTAGGGACTAACAACGATAGCGTCGAGCTCCTTTTCGATTGCGGACCACATCAGCGGACCTTCAATACGTCATAGATGATCACGCCGAACTCTGCTGCGCTGGTCCTGTGAAAGCACATGCCTGATTCTCCCTTGAGGTCCGGATCCTCTCCGTAGGGGATCCCGTTCTGCATCTGCCGCCTGACGCCCTGCATCGACCGGCTGAACTCGCGGCCCCCGGGCGTCCCGGTCCACACGCGAAGCGAAGGGTAACCGTCCGCCTTGACACGTAAGCGATCGCTTATTGCCTTGTGGCGCTGCTCGTAGCTCATGAACTGCTTGGGGCAGGGCATGACCGAGACGCCGAACAGCTCCTCGAGCTCAACGAAAACGCTAGACCCCGACCTGGTATTCTGCATGTTCATGCCGTAGGGGTCGCCCGAGCACCCCAGCCGGCGTCCGTAGGGCTTGCACATCTGCTCGACGCGGGGCCACGTCTGGATCAGCGTGTCGCCCTCTCCGTCCTGCATCGAGTCCACGATAACGAGGTCGGCGCCGCCCTGCCCGTCCGGCACAGGTTGAACCACGATAATCGCGTTCGGATCGTTGACGCCCGGATCCACCCACAACAGATGTCCGTATTTCGGATCCGGCGCCCAGTTGGCCGCGTTGTCGGGTAGTATTTCGTGTATTTCAGGGCGGTAATGGGCGTAATATTGCCCCTGGCTCTCTGGTTTCAGGCACAGGTGCTCGCTCTGGAACGTCTCCCAGTCAATCGCCTTGAACAGCCCGATGATGTGGTCAACGGGCATATAGCCACGAGAGCGCCTAGCACGCCCGCCACAGACATCGCCCCACGAGTGCGGCTGTCCCTGCTTGTCGTGGCTTAAAACGTCGTGACAGTCCGCACAGTCGGCCTTACGGCATTGCTGCAACGTCTCAAAGACACACCAGCGCCAGACGCGGAATCCCATCTCTGCTGACTGCTCGAGGAGCCGAGCCATCACGCCGACCGGGTATTTCCAGGTGCTGATAACCCGCATCGCTGCGGGCTGGTCGCCCTTCGGGTAGGGCATCGAGAGCGCCTGCATCCACACCGGCCACGAGGACAGGTCTATCTCGTCAAAAGAGCAGAGCTGCGGGTGGGGCGCGTTAACGCCCTTCTCTGTGCCGGTCAGGATGTCGAGCCGCCCTCCGTTGGACAGGCGGATATTGCGCGATGCGTCACCAACAACCAGGTGATTGCGGGCGCCGAAGTAGGATCTGGTGTAGTCTCGGAGCTTGTCCGACTGCGAAAGGGTCGCTGCGACGTGGCCTAGTTCCGCCCCCTTGAACTCCGCCTCGGTGCTCTCAAGGATGCCGAGCACGTTAGTTTTTCCGCCTCCGCGATTTGCCGTGACCACACAGTTGTGGGGACTGATGTAGCTTTGTGCGGCCCAGTCAAGGGGTGCATCATGTCCGGGGCACACAGCCACCGAGGGCAGCCATAGAGCATG